GTCACAGGTAGTTCTATTATCCGAACATTTGTTCAAGTAGAATAAAGCCTTGACTTGGGTCCCATTTTGTGTATAATTGTTGTATGGCAAAGGCTATTAGAATTTCAGACGGAAAAGAGTTTGAGTACGTTATTTTTAACGGGGAGAACCTGGAAGAAACACGTCTTCTTTTCAAAGCAACTAATAACGCCTCAGTCGAGGTTCAAGTAGACCGTACAGAGCGCGGCTCCCTAGAAATGCGTGTTTTTACCGAGGGGTTGTACAAGCGCTCTATCTTCGCAGCAGTAGATTCGTATATTTTAAATTCGGGGGGAAAACCTGAAATCTTCGAAGCGGGTCCCTTTTTCAGGTACTTCCAACGTATCAGTACCCCTACCAGTATTAAAGCCTCTGTATCGCAATCTAAGGACCTTTGGGAGAACCCTAACAACATCCTTAACATACGAGAAGCACTTAGTTGGTACCTAGAGACAGATAACATCGGTACTAGTTATAAGGTAAAAGAAAGCACTAACTCAGGAGTAACAATGTCCAAGTGTAATGGCAACTGTAAATGCAAGAAAAAAGAAGTAGACGCTACTACGGCTGAAGTATATGAAATTACTTCTAATTTTGATGCCGAGGAGTTCCAGGCATTTATTGGAGATAGTATTCCGTTTCACGTCACCTATCGCTATACGTCTATAGGTACGTTGTTCATGGGGTTGACGCTTCAGACTGGGAATTTGTTTGCGGTGAATATTACTCCGGGGGACTCAGTTATCCGACTCAGCAACGGGCGGCTTGCTCACACCCCAGGCACTCACTCCAACCTTTAACGCAATACTCTATATGTTATTAGTAAGAGAGATACTAAGTATAACAGTAGTAGTCATCCTTATTGTTATTTCGTACATTTCCAGCAAATAAACAAAACCCCTTTTTTCAAAAAAATTTTTTGAAGGCCAAGGCCTTTGGTAGTTGAGTATTTAAATGGGAAGTTAAATAAGGTAGTTGGCTGGAAAATATGTATGATATGTTATATCGTATCGGCCCAGAACACAAACTATATTAAAATAAGTGATATAGAATAATCGGCTATGCCGCCCCCCCAAAAAAATACCCACAGCCTGCAACCGGGGGGGCGTACAGACTGTGGGCGATGCAGACTCCCGTCTGGCCTGAGCCGCACAGAAGGTTGAGGTCGTCCTTAATCGGAGCCCTTCTGTAAGGCTCACACCTTACGAATCTAGGTGTAACTTTGCTCTAAGTGTATCAAAGACGTGTGCTTGGCGCTGGGCATCAAGCATAGACAAGTTTAACTTCTTGTAGTTGAGGTAGAGTTCTTCCTCTAGTTTGTCTATCTTCTCTTTAAGCGTTTTCTTTCTAATCCACATCGTCATACTCCGTTTTCTCGCATAGTTTAGATATTTCTTTTAGAATACCGCGGATTTTATCCAGGGAATCATCTATTGCCCAAAAATTTACAACACTATCCACGTAATCCACTTCAGTTGGTTCGTTATTCATCTTTCCCCCAGTTTAGTATTGCTCTTACATACATTGCTACGTACATGATGCTGTACGCAATAAAACCATACTGCTTAGTAGATAGCGCATAGGCTACCCATAGGCATTCGTTGAGGATAAGAATTCCCCATCCCCAAATCTTCTTTCCCCCAACAAAAAATAGACCAAGGGAACCAACGGCAGCAAGAACCCAAGACCACATCAGTTAACTAACATGTCCCAAATAAGCATTAACAATGCGCCCGTAACAACGCCGATAGCCCAAGTCAGTCCAAAAGTAATATAAAACATTAATCACCAAGTCTTCCATAATAGGTAAATAATTACAATCCACACGCACAACAAATTAGTTTGAGCACCCATTATTTCCACGCCCCAAAGATACCGAATAACACAAACAAGAAAAATGCTATAGCGCCAACTAAAGCAATGTGTGCAATCCAATTAATTACTATGTTCATTTTTCATCCATCCATTCTGGCTCAGCCTTGTGCGGACCGTGCGGTGATAGGTGAACCCATTGGTCGTCATCGCCAATGTTTTCCCAGTCAGTACCATCTCGTGAGTACTTAACAATCTTTAAACCACAGTGCTTGCAATCTGTCACTGCTCGAAGCCTTTAACAACGTAAAGTTCTTCTTCTTTCTCAACAAGAATATCGCCGCTTTTCCATTCAACAATAGGAAAGCCACGACTGTTGAAACCAACAACCGTGCCGAGGCGCTCTGTGTTAAAAACTTCGTCTCCTACTTTGACGTTGACCATGGTAAACCTTCTTTTTCAATAGCGTTAACAAGGGCGTATTGTACAAAATGTGTTGGTCTCATACCGTGTTCCTTAGCCATCTCTTTAATCTTTTGGTATTCTTCAACGGTAAAATCCATGCTAACTTTTTCCATTTGTTTTTTCATTTTGCGCGGGTAGCGGCGTGGTGGAATAGTTGTCATTAATCTTCTTCTCTTTCTATTAATCCCTCTGTTGCACGATACTCGCTCAAGGGGACAATTGCAATGTTTAATTCTGGGTCAAGAAAATATTGAATGTCTTTTAATGCTTGGACGTACCCACGTTGCCAACGTTGATACCAGCGTGGTTTATTGGAAGACATAATCTCCGCAAAAAACCTTCCACTTGACAAAGCAATGCTTTCCTTGTGCTTCATCGCTTGTACCAATCTGGCCCATAGGTGTCACGGCGATAACAGATAATGGCGCCAATGTTGTAGACGGGCATGTCAACAAGGCTGTCTTCAACCGATTCATTGGTCATTGGTGTGCCATAGCGAATATGATTCTTTATGCGGTGAAGTTTGTCATTCATGCGAATAAGCGCACCAACCCAGCCAGGAGTCCCAAACTCGGCGCTGGCTAGTACGTTTGCCCAACTATCCTCTGGGGAACCGTAATCCTTGGACTTTCGGTCGTGCATTTCTTTCAGTTCAATTAAAACTGCTTCAAACTCAATGTTGGGGTTAAGCGTTACTTGTTTCATTACTTTCTTTCTTTAGGTATTCCATCAATGCTTCAAGGTCACGGCTTTCAACATGCGCCTTGTATGCTACAACACAGTTATCACAACGACAGTTATGTCTGCTGGAATGTGTAGAGTAAGTTCCGTGTACAACTTCTTTGCGCGGATTTCTTACCATACATCGTGGATTACATTCACACCATTTTTTCATATATTTCCTTTATAGGGGTTAATTTTATTGCAGGAACAGCAACTCTGTTTGTGTCGTTGTTGTACGGTTTCCCGTTTTCCCACAAGTCTTTTGCATAGCCCCCGCCTAAAATTCTGACGGTGGTAACTTCTTTTAAGTTACTACTCTCACAGTAGGTACAAACACAACTGTACTTCAAAGACAACTTACTTTCAACCCATAAAACCAAACGATTTAATTCTGCGTCTTTACGGTCAACGGGCATTGCAAAACTGCTGCGGCGCCATTTAATTTCTAGTTCGGTGGAAGACCAAAGACCATCGGGAAGGCCACTGTATTTATCGTGGTCTTCCTTCTCCCATACACCGGCATAACAGTATGCACCAAGTATTTTGCAAGCGCCAATCTCCGCAGCAGCAGCATGAACATTGGCAAGAACATTGTCTAGCATCAGGCTCTCTGCTTTGTAAGATACCCTGTCTTGCTTTGTAAGGTTTTGATGATTTCTACCAAGACCCACTTGATAGGCGGTGCTGTCTTCCCACGGCAATAGGGCCGTGTGCAGCGCCTGGCTTTGAAGTTGAGGAACGTCCACTCTTTTGCCCTAGCCGCGAATGTCGGTAATGATAATTAGAGCCTCATAATAAGCCTGAGCAAAACCCTTGTCATAGGCTTCATCTCTTTGTTGAGAAAGTCTCATGTGGTGCTCTGCCTGGGCTTTTACCTTGTAATAAGCCTCGTCTAGTTTTTTTCCCATTATCTTCCTTTTTTTATAAAGTTCCGAGACTACGGTTCGAACGTAGAATGACAGATTCAAAGTCTGTAGTGTTGCCGGTTACACCATCTCGGATTGTTTTTTTTGTCTTTATATGACATTGGCTCCGGGGGCACGACTTGAACGTGCGACATATCGATTAACAGTCGATTGTTCTGCCAACTGAACTACCCCGGATTGCAAATTAGCGCAAACGCTTCTTTGGCTCCGCGGTTTTTTTAACAACTTTTTTTACTTTTGCTGATGTAGTTTTAGGTGTGGGTGTTGAAATTAATGTTGATAACTTTGTGTCAAGAATTTCAAGTTTTGCAAGAACACTGTTAACTTCTTCTTCAACGTGTGAAATATAATTCTCAGCCTTGGTTGCGTACTTTCTTAGCATTGCAACTCCGCCACCAGCCGTACCGGCCCAAGCAACAGCAATTGAAACAATTGATGATGTATTTGACATTAATTCTCCTTATGAGTTATTAGAAACGCGCAATAAGGGTACCATTCTATTTGTTTTATGTCAAGGTTTAAATGGTTGATTTTTTTAACTCGTACTGTATTCTTTGATTATGGAGTTTGTTGAAATTGAATCGCGTGGACATGAGGCTCAGCCAATGCTGACTGAGCGCCACTATCGCAATTTCTGCGTTATCTGTCAACACCAGGTAACAATGATAGATAATGGCAAGTGGGTTCACGATGATAGGTGACGACGAACTTGAACGCATTAGGGAAATTCTTTCTCGGGCAGACATTATTTATGGCCTAGAGAACATAAACCCAATGCTCCAGGACCTGCTTGACAACATGGCTATTGACATTGACTGGCTTATTGATAGGCTAGAAACTGCCTGGTCAATGGTGTATGCGTACCAAGAAGAATTGCGCTACTATTATGAGCAGGACCGATGAACACGAAAGAATACTATGAAAACAGCAAAAAAGAAGCGTTATATTGCGCTTGCACACATTGACGAACCAGAACTGACCTACCGCGAGGTAGACATTCCTGAGATTGTCCCTCTATTTATTAATTTTGACGACGCACGTCATGTAGGCTCAGCCCGCCTTCGCCGCAAGGGTGACAGGGTTTATGCCATTATGGAAATGAATTTCAATGCCTCAGAATTTGGCAAAATGCCAGCCGTTGTGCTTGGCGTGGATGGAGCAGAACGCCTTATAGAAGAAGGAATTTGCTACCTTCACGGCGGTACTGTTGTTGCTGCATCTATTGTTAGCAACGAGATATGGCAGGAAGTTTACGGTACAGAAATAGAGGCTGTAAGTGAACTTGATTGAGTTGATTTTAATTGGTTACCTTGTAGTAACCGTGGCTATTTTTATACGTTATTTTAAAATTACCCTTAAGGTAAGGGATAACTGGCGTGAGCAAGACATTGATTTTGAGGTAAGCGATTACGTCAGTCGTATGGTTGGTGACGCTGTTATGTGGCCATTTTACATTATATGGTTTGGCCTTAAAGAATTTATAAAGGAACTTAAGTAATGTCCTGGGAACCAAAATTTTCCATTCCAATGCCTCGCGTAAACCCCATTGTCACGGAATGCCCTAAATGTGGAACGGTATGTGAAGACGATTCGGTGTCAGTTTCTTCGGAGCAGGTCTATGACCCAAAGGACAGAAAATGGACTGAAGTTAAGCGCACTATTCGAGCCACTATAGCAACCACCTACGTAAAACTTCACCCCGGCGCAAAATGTTTGTGTGGGCGTTCTGACGAGCACCTTCACCGAAAGTGTTTTATTTGTGGATTTTATTGGTCAACAGAAACCGTGTCAGGTTACTTTGACAGCAATGCTGCAAAAATTGACAGGGCTATAACGGAAGATGAGTAAAGCCCGTGCAAAAGGAACCAGTTTCGAGACTGCAATCGTACGTTTCCTTAATGAAAGTGGTTTTCCTGACGCTGAGCGTTGGGGCAGTAGCGATATGGCACTTGGTGACATTCGAAACACGCCGATGGTCCTTGAAGCAAAAAACCACAAAGCAATGGCCTTATCAGAGTGGTGCAAGCAAGCCGAAGTTTCCGGAAAAAAAGCCAACAAACTTTGGGCAGTAATACACAAGCGTGCTCGTACTGGTACAAACAAGTCTTACGTTACAATGGAACTTGAGCAATTTGTTGTTTTACTAAAAGCCTATGGTAAATCCTTGACAGAATAGACTTTCTGTGAGAACATATGTGTAGATTGGGCGTCCTTTAGGGGCGTCATTTTTTATACTTATTGGAGGATTTTTGTGGCAAGCAAGTTAAACCGACGTTCTCAGCAAAGGCTGAAGCGCATGGTCGATAGCCTTGAGAATATAAACAAGTTTGCCAATAGACTTAAAATAGAAGATTTAGAAGAATTGGTCCGCCGAGACGCAATAAGTGTTGACACCCTATCATCAGGTAGTTCCGGGGTTGCTATTGCTCGCAGTGGTGGAAACCCTAGTTCTTCCTCGGTAGAACGAGCGGTAATTGCCAAGATGGAAGGCCGCAAGCCGGACGACCCAGTTCGCCGTGAGATAAAGAATATTGAACAAAAAATACTTCAATCTGAGGAAAATCTCAGACAAATCATGGAAAGTATTAACTTTCTTAAAGAAGGCGTTGAGAAAAAACGCAATCGCGTAACTAGCGAACCCTGTGAAATTTGTATGGTTTTACCAGCAACAAAGACTGCCATGTGTGGCACTTGTTACGCAGAATGGGTTGCTGAAGGTGCGCCGGACCGTTTCCGATGGAAGGCTTTTAAGAGAGAATTAACGTCATCTGATGGACGCCCTCTGGTCACAGAACAACCTGCTCCGAGGCACCCGCCTCGAAATGCTTGACAAACGTAAAAAGTAGTGTAATCTATGAGTAAGAATCGCCACAGTTGTTTGCCCAATGAGGAATGCAACTGTATACCTAGCGATGCAGAACTTTACCATCTCGGTTTTGAACCGTGGCAAGTATCTATTGTGAGAAAACTTCCGGTAGATTTGCAATGGGAAGCGCATGACGAATTCATCCGTAGGCTTATGTCTGACGATGACGTAGATTACCTAAAATTTTAAGGAATTCGTGATGAACTCAGAAGACGATTTCGAAGACGAAGCGCACGAACTATTTTCTAGCCTTGGCAATCTTGTCGGCGTAGGAGAAATAGAAGCGCGTAAAATCATGGGTGACGAACAGTATGAAAAGACTGTTGCACTCATGGAAGCAAGCAGTGAACTAGGCCTAAGAAAAGATGCTTCTCAAGTTAAATACTTTGAAGCACTTGCCGCAATGCAAACAAGTGTATCAATTTTTATTTTGTTAACTTCTGTTTTAAGCATTGCCTGGTCATTTTACTTTTGGTTTAAGTAATGTCAAACTTTGGTAAATTCATTTCAAATGCTGTTGTACCGGAGACGGTTGACGTATTTAAGATTTTGAATTACGAACCACATGACAGACAGAAAGTTTTTCACGCAGCATCCGCTGAACGTATTGATGCAATTCTTTACGGTGGTGCTGCTGGTGGCGGAAAGACCGCTGCGTTCTTGATGGACGCGCTCTACAACGCCGCCAACTACCCAGGTATGCGCATCGGTTGTTTCCGTCGCTCATATCCCGAGTTGGAAGAATCATTTCTATCTCAGTTAGCAAAATGGAATTACGGCCGCGACCTCGGCGCAAAGTGGAACAACACAAACAAAATGTTGAAGTTCCCTAACGGTTCTATTATTAACTTTACA